CAAGACGCTCCCAAGAGTCCGCCAGGACGACACGCCCGTTCCTGCGCCTGCCGCGCCAAAGGCCCCGGCAATGCGCCCGATGATGCTGCCGATGATTCCGAAGACCCTGCCCAGGATGGAGGCCAGCGGGGTGAACGCCGTACCGAGGATGCCCCCGGCCGACGATGCGGCCTCGGCCATGCCGCCGAAGAACGCGCGCAGCCGGAAGACCACCCGCCCGATGGTGGTGACCAGGCCCACCAGGCCAGCGGCCTCGATGCGCTCGGCCAGCTCGCCCTTGATCTCGCCCACGCCCCCGGTGAGGCTGGTGAAAACCGCGCGCAGGCCGTCCCAGACCAGGCGGACGCGGTCCCACATACCCGAGATGGCGTCGGCCATGCCGCCAAAGTTGTTGCGCCACGCCAGGTACAAGGCGGCGATGACTCCGATGACGATCCAGACGGGGGCTCCCAGGGCGGCAATCGCGCCAATGACCGGGGCAAGCATGAGCTTGAGGGCCGGAAGCACCGCCCCAAAGGCCCAGGCCCCAGCGGCTGCGGCGGCCAGGGCTGCGGCCACGGCGATCAGGCCGCCAAGCAGGCCCACGAGCCACTGCCCCACGCTGTTTTGGCTCAGCGCGCGAAGGCCATCGGCCAATGCGCCCACGGCGCGCGCTCCCCACGAAATGGCGGGCAAAAAGACGTTACCCACGGTAATGCCAACGGCGGTAATCTTGTTCCACAAAAGCGTGAGGGTGTTGCCCGTGGTTCTGGAGCGCGTCTCAAACTCACCCTGCATGGAATCGGCGTAATTCGTCGCGTCCCCCGTGAGCGTGAAGGCCTGGCGCAGGTTGTCCATGTTGCCCAAAAGCGGGGCAATGGCCTTGATGGACTCCTCGCCGAACATCTCGGTCAGCAGGGAGACTTGCAGCTCCTTGGGCTTGGCCGACAGGGCCTCCAGCACCTGGAAGATGGTCCCTTGGGCGTCGCGCTGCATGTCCTTGGCCATCTGCGTGGAGGACATTCCCAGCGACGCAAAGGCGGCGGCCTGGTCCTTGGACATGGCCGTGCCCTTGACCATTGTGGAAACGAACTTGGAAAGAGCGGTGGACGCGATTTCCGGTCCCGCGCCCGCCGAGAGGAAGGCCGCGCCCAAAGCGGCCACCTGGGTTTCGGCCAGGCCCGCCTGCAGGGCCAGGGGGCCGGTGCGCTGCAGCACTTCGCCCAAGGCCGGGGCCGTGGCGTTCATGTTGTTGGAAAGATAGTTAACGGCATCGGCCAGGGCGTAGGTGCGCTCCAGGGTGAGGCCCATGCCCCGCGCGCCAGTCCGACATCATCTTGCCGGACTGGTCGCCCGCCATTCCGAAAGCAACGCCCATCTTGGCCGCCTGTTCGGCGAAGGAGACCAGGTTGTCCTTGGCCACGCCGCTCTGCCCGGCGGATTCGATGATGGCGGCCAGGCCTTCCGCCGCCATGGGGATGCGCCCGGACAACTCCAGCACCGTGTCGCTCATGGCCTGGAGTTCGCCCGGCGAGCCGAAGTTCACCACCTTGGCCACGTCGGCCATGGCCCCCTCAAAGGCCACGGCCTTGGTTACGGCTCCTCCAAGCACGCCGGTGATCACAGTCAGCACCGTGATCACCGGCAGCAGGGAAGAAGCCAGCTTGCCCATGCCCGAGGACAGGGAGCCGGTGCTGTCGTCCGCGTCCTTCAGCCCGGCGCGGATGCGCCGCAAGGGGCCGGAGAGGTTGTCCACCAGGTTGAAGATGGCCGATACGGCGAACATCACGTGCTCCTGATCAGTTTTGCCACAGCCTGGCCCATGTGCGCGGCCAGCAGCTTCAGCGTTCGTTCTTCCAGGGCCTGGGCTCGGCCCGCCTGTTCCGCAAACTCTTGAATGTCATCGCTGGGCGCGGTGCCCAGCCAAAGCCGGACCAGATCGGAAAGGGCCAGGGCGGCGTTGCGATCCCACTCCGCCCTGGCCTCGGCTACTTTCCCGCAAACACGCTGCCCATTCCGCAGTGTTTGAAGATCTCGTCCGCGTAGGCAGGCACCAGGGCGGGCCACTCCTCAATGGTCTGGCGCAGCTTTGCGGTCTCGCCGGGCAGCACCAGCTGGGCAAGCACCTCGCCGGTCATGTCGTAGGTCTTGGCCTGGCCAGCCTTGGCGATCTGCACCAGGTGCGAACGCTGCGGACGCCGGAAGTGGAAGGTGTGCCGCACCTCGCCGTCCTCGTTGGAGAACTCGCTGGTGTAGGGGTAGTATTTCTTTTCCTCGTGCTCGATGACGCTGTTGTTCTCGCTCATGCTGTCCTCGCTCTGCGGGCCGTGGCCCAGTTGGGGTTATTCGTACTCGGCCACGCCGTCGCGGCGGATCATGCCCACGCGCAAGCTGCACTTGATTTCGATCTTGCTCTCGCCCTGCTTTGCGGACTGGTCGATGTCGTTGACCATTACGCCGGTGAGCGTCACCGCAGAGACGGCGGCGTCCGGCGGGGCCATGTTGATCTCCAGCACGAAGGACTTGCGGTACACCGAGCCGCCCAGGGCCAGGCGCAGCCGGTCGAACTCGTCCGGGTCCAGGGTGATGCTGCCTTCGGGTTCGTAGTTCTTGCGCCCCACGCCACGCGGCGCGCCACCCTTGCCGTAACGGTTCTCCTTCTCCTGTTTGGACTTCCAGGTGATTTCGGTAATGCCGATGAAGGTGCCCTGGGGGCCGACGACCGTTACGCACTCCCAGTCGTAGAGAATGCCGTTGACCGTGATCTTTGCGTCCATGCCTTACTCCTCCACGCGCGGGTCGAAGCGGCCGCCCGCGTAGACGTAGCGCGTGTACAGGCTGATTTTCTTGATGATGGGGATGCCGATGAGCGTGGTCTCAACAGCCACGCCGTTGTTGACGATGTCCTGCCCGCCGGGGATGTCCACCACGGCGGCGGCCAGTTCACGAGGGATGGCCTTGGTCATGGTCTCCAGAGCCGCCTCCAGGTTCCTGGCCAGGAAGCCCAGGCCAGGGGCTTCGCCCTCAAGCACCGGGTCGCCCGCCTCGTCAAACAGGCTCTTGAGGGCCTGGATGCGAAGCAGCCGCAGGGCCTTGAACACCACCCGGACCACAGTCAGGAACTGGTAGTCGCTGGTGTCCTCGGCCAGCACCTTGTCGTCGCCGAAGTACACGCCATCCAGGCCCGCATAGGTGGTTGCGGTGATGAACCCGGCTCCCTTGAGGGACACCTGCGCGGCGTCGGACCAGGTGGACGGCAGGGTAAGCGGCGTCACCGCGCCGTCACGCACGCGACCCACGTGGCGCATGACCGGTATGGCCATGATGCGCCCGGCCAAAAGACCGCCCGCGTTGCGCTCGCGGCGGTCCGCACCGCGCCCCAGCAGCTCGCCGTAGGCCGCGCACACGGAGACAAAGGGGGCCGCGCCCTTGGCCCGCTCATCAAGCAGCCAGTCGGCCCAGGCGTCGATATCTTCGCCGTCGTAAGGCAGCCGGGTTTCGCAGGTCACGAAGGTGGGCCGGTGGCCGTTGAACAGCTCCTGGGCCAGCATGGACAGGGCCGCCCAGTCCACGGCGTCGGTGGGTCCGCACACGTGCACGAACTCTGGGTCCAGGCGCGCCAGGGGAATCTCCAGGGCTTCCATCACCGTGCCGATGGTGGGCACCGGCGGCAGAAGGTCAAAGGCATAGGTTGCGCCCAGCTCGTAGGTGCCCGTGGGCTCCAGAGCAATGACCGCGCCCGTGTCGCCCACGGCGATGGAGGCCGAAAGCGGCAGGGTGCGCGCCGTGGCGAAGAGGTCGCCGCCGTCCAGGGACAGCTCGTACTGGCCTTCATTGACCTTGCCCGCGCGGGTGATCTGCAGCACGACCTGCGCCCCGGCCTTGACGCCGCCGGGCGCGGTCGCGGTGATGGCCGGGCCGGTGCCCACCTGGGCCACAGGCCCCACCGCCGTGCGAACGGTGACGGCGTACCGAGCGCCCGCTTGCAGCTCGGCATCGTCGGGGAAAACCAGCGTTACGCCGCTGCCAGTCACCGGCACCTGGCCGCTCAAGGGCACCACGGCGGGTGCGGCCCACGTGGCCCCGCCGTTCATGGACAGCCTGGCCGTGGCCACACCCGGCAGACCGGCGGCCACAATCTCAAGCACGGCATCGGCGTTGCCGCCGGGCACGCCGGAGGCTGAGGCGTCCGGCCCTGCGCCGGTGCGCGTCACCGGGGAGATATAGCCGCCGTCGGTGCCGGTGGCAGGCACGGCAACGAGCACAGCGTTCTGTCCGGCCATGCCCAGGGCGTCCTCCACGCAGTCGACCAGAGGCCCGACGCCAAGGACGGCGCGCACATCGCTTTGCGCGCCCAGGCGGTAGCTCTTGCCCACCACGCCCTTGGAGCACACGCCCACAAACAGGGCCGAGCCCGACACATCGCCGGGAATCAGCCCGCTCTGGCCGTCCACAAGGTATTCATACACGTCATTTTTCGCAGCCATCTGCTACCTCCCTCCGCCCCATGGGCCGCTTGGCCAGGCCTTCCAGGGCCGTCTCAAATTCCGCCTCACTGACCGCCTTGCCCGGAGCCCAGCCCGCGAACCGGCACAGGGCCGCGCCCTGCCAGGCGGGCAGACCGTGCGTGCGGATCAGCTCGTCCACGTCCTGAAGGCCGGTCGGGCTTTCCGCCAGGGCCTCCGTAACGGCCTCGGCTCCTTTGGCCGCTTCGGCATCGGTTCCTTTGGCCGCTTCGCCTTGCGTGGCCTGGACGGTCGCGCCGCCGGTTTCCACGGCCGCGCTGGCGGTCGTGTCGTCAATCTTCTTGGCCATGATGCACCTCGTATTTTGGGTTGAAACGCACGCTTCTGATCCACGGAGTGTCCCGGTCCTCGCAGGCGAACCCCGAAAAATCCACGTACAGGGCGTTGGAGAGCTTGCGCTCCAGCTGCACGCTGCCGTAGCTGTACCCGCCGCGCTCGGCCCGCCTGGCCGTAATCCGCACGGCGTTGCCGTCCGGGTCGGCAGTCTGGCCAGGCAGGGCCAGGGGAAAGCGGCGGCAGAACTCCTCAATCCAGGCCTCGTCCTCGGACAGCACCTCGCAGCGCACGGGCAGGGTCACGGCGTACACGGCCCAGCGCACCCGCCCATGCGTGGCGCTGCCCGACCGGACGCGCGCCAGGCGCTGGCGCAACCGGGTAAACTCCGCAGGCTGCCAGCCAAGCTCCAGGCGCGGGCGGCCCAAAAGCACGTCCTCGGCGGCCCATGTCCTCGGTGCGCTCCACCACCTTGGCCGGGGGGAGACCGCAGCTTTCCGCCGCCGCGAGGATGAGATTCAAAGCCACCGTTCTCATTTTGCCTGCCTAAATTTTGAATCCAGCGGCCACGAAGTCCGCCATCGTGGCGCGGATCTCCGCGATGTCCTCCTCGTTGATGCCGAGGTAGGGGCGCGCGGGAATGCACACCTTGCGGCCGCGCCCAGCCTGGCCGCCAAACTGGTGGATGGCCGCGTAGACCACGTTGGTGCCCACGACCACGCGCTGGGGCGTGGCCTCGTACACGATGGAGCTACGCAACCGGCCCTTGTCCAAGAGCGTCCGCCCCCCTTTGCCCTCGGCCCGTTGGGACGGCTTCCAGGCTTCGCCCTCCGGCCCTTTGCCGTCCTCGAAGCGCTCAATGGTGGAGCTGACCAGCTGCTCGCCGATGGCGGCGGTCAGTTCGTCCGTGCCGCCCATGTGGCGCAGCCCCTCGTCCAGCGCGCTCAAGAGCCCGCGCATGTCCATGGTGACGGATGCCCCGGCCATGCCTAAAACCTCCCCCGCCAAAGGGATTCCGGGAACAGGGGCGCGGCGGACGCGGCGGTGAGCCCGCAATCCTGATCCGCCGGTTCGACGCCAAGCAGGTCCAGGCCAAGGTCCAGGTCGCCCGTGGTGATGGCCTCCAGCTCCTTGAGGGCCTGCTTGTGCAGGGTCTGCAAGGGCAGCCAGCTGTTGTCGCTCGCGGCCTCGGTCCGCATGACCGAGGTGATGGCCCCCACCACGCGGAAGGCTGCCAGCACGGCACAGATGCGCTTGATGGTCTCCGGCGGGCTGGCCAGCGGCACCACGAAGCGCGCCCGCAGGCGGTCGTCGATCTCCCGCGTCACGCCCTCGATGTGCCCGGCGATGAGGCCGGGCTTGAGTCCTTCCAGCTTGTCCAGGTAGGCCTGGAGCACATGCTGGGAGAGGTCGTCTGCGGTGCAATAGCCGGGCATGGGGAACCTCGTGTTTTTGAACCGGATTAAACCTAGCTTCGACCGGGTATTTACCTAGGTCGAACCCTCCGCGCGGGGGTCGGCCCGCGCGGAGGGGAAACGGGCTCCTAGCCCGCCACGGAGCACACGGCCACGGCGTCCATATTGGGCACCGGGAAGGGCTTGCTCTGGGCCACCAGCTTGTAGCCGCTGGGGTCGTCTTGCTTGATGGGCTTGATGAACAGCGGCAACGGGGCCAGCTTGGCGTCGAAGTCATCCAGGGCGCAGTAGGGCATCAGGTGTCCGCCCTGCGGGTCGATGGCGCGCAGCTGCGTGCTGACCTGCACCGGGCTCCACTTGGCCTGGTCGACCGGGTCGGGGTATTCCTCGGCGCGCATGGTGATCTCCGCCGCGCCCACCAGCAGGGAGCCGTCCTTGATCTCCAGCCGGATAGCGTCGCCTTCGTACAGCTCGGCCAGGCGCACCAGGGCGTCAAAGGCGTCCTCGCCCGCCCAGTACTTGATGGCCCCGCCGCCGAAGCCCTTGCGGCGCAAAGCCTTCCGCATGGAGGTCAGCGTCTTGACCACGTCGGCCAGGCTGGCCCCGGCGGCGTCCCACTTCTTGGGCGCAACCACGGCCACCGGGTTGCCCCAGGTGACCTCGTACACATCGTGCCCGCCGCCGGAGAGCTGGATGGGCCAGGAGACCTTGCCGTTCAACGCCTGGGCCGCGATGCCCTCGGTGGTCTGGCGCACGGTGCGGCGCAGGGAGTCGGTCTTCTGGGTGGCCCAGGCCTCCAGCCCCTGTTCGCCGATGAGCCTGAGGTTGTTGATCTCCGTGGGGGTCACGGTGTCGTTGATGGCGATGGGCAGGGGCTCGTACGACGAGATGGACGAGCCCTCGGTGGGCATGGCCAGGGAGGGCGCGCCACGCCGGATGACCGGCATGGTGCGGACCCGGCGCTTGATGTCCTGGGCCGCGACCACGGCCATGGCGTGCTGGGGGCGGTCCTTGAACACCTCGTCCATGACCACGGTGGACAACTCCGGCAGGCTCGTCAGACGGCGCACCTGGGCCTGGAAGGAAAACATGCTTCTGAGATCCATGAAGCGCTCCTTATTCGGGGTAGAGCCCGGCGGTCAGCAGGGCCGCCTGGGCGGTTTCGTCGGGCGCGGCCTGGGCCACGGCCCCGACCTTGAGGCAGGGCAGCCGCACCGAGCCATGCACGATGCTCAGGCAGGACGCCTGGGTCGCGGTGTCGCAGGCCACGTCCAGCACGCCAGCCACGGCAGCCGGGCCGCCCTCCTGGGCCGGGTCCCACGGAATGAGGCCGCTGGGGCTGTTCTGCAGCAGCAGCCCGGCGGGCAGCACGCCCTGCGCGGGTTTGACCGCGCGCGTGACGATGACGGGCGGATGCCCTGCGCCACGGGCCGATTCCTCGTTGATGACAATGGTGCCGATCTTGGCGTCGCTCATGCCGCCCTCCTAGGTTTTGTTGCTGATTTTCGAGTAATCCACAGGCACGGCAGGCCGCCCAGCCCCGGCCCTGGCCGCCTCGGAGTAATCCTGCGCCAGCCCCGTGTCGGGCAGGGCCTGGCCCAGAAAATCAAAGAAGTGCTGCACCAGCGGCTTCTTGCCCGCGCCTTCGCTGAACTCCAGCTCGCCGCCGCCGTCCAGGCGTTCGGCAAAGGCCGCCAGCGCGCCCTTCTGCGCGGGGAGCACCTTGCCCGCGTTCACCAGCGCATCCACCTTGGCCCCCAGCTCCTTGCGCCGCGCCGTGCGCTGCGTCTCGGCAAACTCGGCCTCCTTGGCGGCCTGGGCCTCTTTTGTTTTGGCCAGTTCGGCCTTGAGCTGGGCGATCTCGCCGTCCTTGGCCGTGGCCGCGTCCTGGCCGTTCGCCGAGCGCAACCGCTCAAGCTCGGCCTGGGCTTCGGCCAGCTTGGCCTCCAGTTCCTTGACCTTGTCCATGTCGACCTCCACGTCTTCGCTGTATTCGCCTTCCGCCTCCTCCGCCCCGTCGGCGAAGGCCCGGAAGTCCGCCAGGCCCTGCACCGCCGGGGGCATGGCCCCCAGCAGGCCGACGTGGCGGAGCCGTCCGTCGGGGTACAGGCTGATGCTGCGTTTCTTGTAGCGCCCGCTGGCGACCCACTCCCTGACCTGGTCGGGCACGTCGCGGAAGCTCGCCAGCAGGACGTCGCCGCTGCGCTTCAGGCCGCTGACCCAGCCAAAGGCCGGGGCGTCGGTGCGCGGGTGGCCGAGCACAAGCGGGGGTTCGTGGTGCTTGGGGTCCAGGGTCGCAACCATGCGGTCCAGGTCCTGGGCGGAGAACGAGCGCGACGTGCCGGAGGAGTCGGTGTGGGTGCCGGTGCGGAAAACTTCGATCCAGTTCATGGGTCGAGTTTGCCCCGGCAACCGGCGAGAATACAGGATCGGATGGGAAATATGGGGGTGATTCGAGGCGGCCCTTGACGGGTGAAAACTGCGGGGCTATATCTAATCCTGGCGGTGTACCCTGAACCTCGCGCGGGCGGGGGTCGTAAGCAAGGGTGCCGTCAGCTCAGTTGGCCCGCGACAGCTGGGCTTTTTTTATCCGCGCTGAACCAAAGGAGGGGTGCCATGAGCATGACCAAACGGTACATGGATGAGATTGACGACAAACGCAGTGCCGCGCTCGCCATAGCGATCCAAGCTGGAGTCATCAAGGAATGCGAGTTCCACGATGGATGTTACTTCGACGGCGGCGAGGATATTGAGGAAGCTTACACGTTGGGCGTTAAAATGTTTGCGGACGGGGAAGTCAGCGACCATTTTGACTCGCCCGACGAGATGAAGGATTTCATCAAAGAAGTCGTGGAGCAAAACAACGCAGCTGAAGAATGCACTTGGTGTGATAAGGTCTTCAATGAGGATTAAGGTCACGGCCTCAGGCATCACGGCTCCCTGAACACCAACGCGGCAGGTCCGGTCGCGTCCAATGCCTTGCGCCGTTGCTCGTCCAAGTAACGCAGCATGTCCTGCTCGCGTCCCAGCACCTTGGGCGGAAACACCGTGCTGCCGCTCCACTGCCTGCCGCCGTACAGGCGGAACACGCCAAAACCGCCGATCTTGCCGTCCTCCCCGGCGAACAGGCGTATCAAGTTCAACGTCTGCACCATGCGGTCGCCCAGGCGCGTCGGGTACTGCCAAATTTCGAACGGGTTCAGGATCGTCCTGGCCAGCAGGCGCACGTAGCGCTCCCGCCCTTCCTTGGCCACCTTGTAGGTTCCGCTGGCCTTGTCGAGAAACAGCCGGTCATTGACGACCAGCGGATGCTCCACGTGGGCCAGGCGGATGGCCTTGCTTCCCCCAAAGGGCACGCCGAACTCCGCCAGAAAGGCCTTGATGTACTCCGCCTGG